GATAAGATCTCGCTCAGCAGCCTGCGTTATTAGCTTGCGATACTTCATCTCTTCAATAAGCAGTGTGTCATAGTGTGTATAGCGACACTTCAACTCTATGTAGTGACCGGCAGTAGCGCTGATGCAGTCAAAGGAATCGTAGATACCCTCAGACTTGGTAAGGTCTGGGTACAGACTCTCTTTCAGGTACTCAAATAGTTCTATCTCTTTCATTGCCACGGGCTGGGTCCTCCCAATAGTTCAATGAGTTTACGTAGAGAGTTGTTGCACCTGCGATCAGCGGTAGATACGGCGCACTCTAACTGTCCTGCTATCTGTTGCAGTGTGTAGTTATCGAAGTGGCGTAGGCGTAGCAGTGTTTGATCTTGCACATCTAACTTTAAGAAGCAACGCTTGATATCAATTAAGGTAGCAAGCAGACCGCCACCTTCTGATGGACTAGACTTACCCTTTGGCTGTCCATCCTGAATCATCTGTTGTATCTGTTCTAATACTGTTCCATCTACCACCGATGCAATAACAAAGGGAAGTAACTGTCCCAGCTTTGCACTCTCGTAGTAGACCTCATCTGCTGTTTGATAGCCGGACTTTAACGCCTTCTCTTTACGAGCATAGCGTTCTGCTACACGCCTCATCTGATAGGCGATGCGAGACTCATTGTGCTTACGCTTATCCTCATCAGGTTCTAACATCTGTTGATTGATGTAGGCAGAGCGACCTATAGCCCAAGCCATACACTCCTGCTTGATGTCATCACGTTCGACATAGTTCTTGTACCTGCGGTAGATAGTTCCTGCTACCGAAGGTGCTAAGTCGTAGACGACTGGATGTAGTTCAGTCATAACCTGCCTCGTAGATATTCGTTCAAAATAATTGCATTAAATTTTATATCAGTGGCCGTTATGAAATACGCTTTATCTGGGTCACGATAACTAGCATCCACGCTGGGGGCATCTCCCTTAAGTTCATTCACAAGTTTTTCAAACTCATTCATTGGTATCCCTTTCGAGAAAACGAATTACATTCTCCAAAGGAACTCCACGTTTTTCAAATGAACCCATAGCTGAGTTACACTTAAAACAAAGGAGACCACGCACCTCGCCTGTATTATGATTATGATCTACCGCTAATCGGTATAACTTTCCACCACGACTGGACGTTTCTGGTTGTTTACAGATAGCACAAACTCCACCCTGCGCTTCGTGCATAGCATCATATTGTTCAATAGTTAAACCAAACTGAGCTAGATTACGTACTCGTTCTCTGTCAGGATTTTTTGATTTCCATTTACGAACATAACTCTTATGCTTCTCTGGATCTTTAGCACGCTTATCGCGTGCTTCCTGAACTAAACGTTCCTTATGTTTAAGATAATAACGCTGTTGTCTTGTTAGACCATCGCTCATTTCTTGTCCGATATCTCTGGCCAAGCATCATCTAAAACCAGCATTGCTATTGCTGAATAATTTAACAAGTCAAGAAAACTATCTCTTAAAGATTCATTAGATGGTTGCACACCATTGTCCAAGAGATTGTTTATTCTCGCTACTTTATCCCAAATCCTCACACGCAGACCATTAAGTGGTCCACCTGGTGAGTGAGCAATGTTCTTTGGACCGTAGTCGTGGTGCTTACGCACCAGTAGATTGCCAGCTTGGTCCATAATACGCCAGACATCTGCAATAAAAGCTGCATCTATCTTGTCGGCGTAGGACGAAGCAGTATAGTCTCGGTTTCCATATTGATCTCTAGGATCTGGAAGCCCATATGCTGCAAAATCTGTACCATCTGTAGCCATTCGTCTCTACTCACCCTTCGGTTCACCTACTAGCAAAGCCTTGGTTGCATCTGCACCGTTGGCTAGGTAGTAGTCATTGATGTCCATACCTGGGGTAAGTGTAACAATAACTGAGTTCATTACCTCGTTAGCCACACGCTTAGCAAACTCAGCTCCAGGGTTAGAACCATCTTCTTTGATGTCATTATCTCCGACAATGTAGATAGTGTCATAGCCACTAAATAACTTCGGGAAGTGTGGCTTCCACGATGCAACTCCAGGTACACCGACTGCTGGGATACCTAGCATTCCACTGGTAACTACTGCATCTAACTCACCTTCGCAGACCACAATGTGTGGTGACTGCAAGGTAATATCACATACGTTATACAGGTGTGCCTTCTGCCCAGTAGGAGATCCATACTTAGGCTTGCCATCATCTAGCCTGCGAAACTTGAAACCTACACAGGAACCAGAGGCAGTGATGTAAGGTATTGACAGCCAACCCTCATACATCTCGTGTCCATTGTGAGGTTTTGTAACCACACCTAACATAAACTGTGAGGCTACAACCTCAGATATCCCACGTTCTGCTAGCACGCCTAGCGCCTCTGGACTTATTGCCTGAGCGTATTGTTGCGCCGCTTCCAGTAGCAATTTCGATTGCGCGTTTGAGGCCATCGTTAAACTCCAAGTTCTCTAGTATGCAGACTATGTTCACTGCATTGCCACCTCTGCCACAGGTCTGACAAAAGTAAAGGTTCTTATCTGTATTCATAGAGGCAGACCTACGTGAGTCAGCGTGCATCACACAACGCACAGCTACCTCTCTACCCTCTCGTACTTCCCCACCGAAGTAACTTACAATAGGACTTATGGGGATTGCGTTTGCATCAACGGAACCTTTGTATCCTTTAGCTTTGCGTGACCTGGACCAGTCTTGTGTTGACATACGCACCCCTTGTAATCGCACTTACCGTGCCAATGCTCAGACCTTTTAAGGTGACTGAGTTGGTTCTCTTCTCCACCTTTAAGACAGTTCTGGCAAATCATCTGTTCCCTCTACATATTCTTCTGTTGCTTCTTCAGCATCTGACTCTTCAATAAGTTTGTCAATGATTGCATCAAGTTCTTCTGCTGAACTTGCTTGTGTCATCCAAATCTGTGATGTACTAACTTCTCCACCTGGTACTGGCATTACTGTTTCTCCTTAATCCATTGTGCTAGGTCTTGAATGACCCAGGCTTGATCTATTGATGCGTTGCGACGCTTAACTACAACATAAGACATAGGGACTTCCCCAAGTCCACGTGCCTTGGCGTAGTTAAGCGCCTCAACTTGTGCTTCTCTCCAGAACTCCGGCAGAGATAGTGTCTGCCTGTTCTTGAGTTCAAGGATATAGGTTTCTCCCGATATGATAACAACCATATCGCCCTCATCCTTTGCGCCTGCTTTTGTCAGACGTTCTGCAATGACACCAGATTTACGGAGCCACTTCATTACATCTGTTTCAAAAGCAGAACCCTTGCGTCCATTCTTGTTAGCCAAGTGCTGTTACCGCCTCAATGATTCCTGCTTCCAAAGTAATCTTTGGTGTGTAGAAACTGAGCAGCTTTGTGTTATCAGATACACGGTGCATACAGCCAACTGGTTTATCAGGTCGAGTAAGTATCTCACCCTTGTAACCGACTGCATCCATAGACATCTGTGCCAGTTCTGTAAAGGATGTTGACCTACCTGTACCAAGGTTGATTGGTCCAGTAATGCCCTGCTCAACAGCAGTTAGTACTGCACTAACAATATCTTCGATATGAATAAAGTCTCGTGTCTGTGTACCTGGACCCCAGACTTCAAACGGATCTGACTTCTTAACAGCACGTCTGATGTACATAGGGAACGGATAACTTGTATCTTGTAGGTATGAGTAACCTGAGAATGGTCTGAAGATATGAACGTTCTCTACAAATGATGCAAGATACTCACCGATTACCTTAGCCATACCGTAAGTCATATCAGGACCGTTAGGTGATGAAGGTGTAATCATCCACTCTTGTAATCTCTTAGCCTCGCTACCCTGCTGGTAATGCGTAGGATATGCAGCACTAGATGAGAAGTAAACAATCTTCTTAGGCTTAGTCTTCAAGCACCACTGAAAGAACTCAGAGTCAATGCTGAAGTTATCAGCAACAGCCATTGGTCTACCTTCAATGGACTCACGTCCACCTACGATAGCAGCTAGATGGATAACAAGATCATACTCTTTGTCATCACGCTTGAAGAAGTCTCTGCAATCAATACCTTTCTTGATATCAATACCAGTTACATTGTGGTCAGGGCCTAAGCGCTTGTGAAAGTACTTACCGACGAAGCCTTCGTTACCTGTAATTAAAACTCTCATCCGATTAACTTCATCACTTTCTTCAGGTCATCCTCGAACTCTTCACTCAGGTAACGCACAAACTCTTTCTGGTCTGCACTGCCTACCTCTTCTGAGTTTGCATCAGCATAGCCTGCATCCATCTCAGCTTTACCTGCGTATGGATGTAGATGTTCAATGATGACATCATCAAAGTAATACAGTGAGTTAATCTTCAAGCCCAGTGTCATCCAGAAGTTATCCATAAACAGGTGAATCAACTTAGGCGGTGCCATAAATCCTAGTATCTCAATGATGTTGGTACTCATCATCACAGCAGTAGCAAGGTTCTTACCTTGCAACAGGTCGTTGCCATAGGCAAGACCGTAGCCCTTGATGTTGATTGCTTCAGCCAAGTGTCTATCCCAGCTCTTAGTCTTGACCAAGTGGTCATCACCAAGGAAGTAGATAGTCTTGTACTTACTCGCATATTTGTTAGCCACAAGGTTGAGTGTGCCATTCATACGAAGTCTTGGATTGACTTCATAGATAACACCATCTAGTCGTGGGTAAAGATCTGATTGGTCATCATCAATTGCTACACAGAAATCAGATATAACTGAGTTCTCTTTCAGCGCATTGATACAACGCTCTACGTTATCTGGTCTGCTACGTGAAGGCAGAATAACTAAATTGCTATTGGACAATGTAACCTCCTTGGTAATTTGCCATTGCATCTCTTCTATACATCCAACCCTGCTCATTCTGGTCACCGATCTGACACGCTGCATAGTTTACTAGCAGTTGTGCATAATCAGAAGCATCAGCTGTGTGTGGACCAAAGCGGTTCTTCACAGCAGCAACAGATAAGGTTGCTTGTCCTGGGTCATATCCTAAAGTTAAGATCAGCGCAGGTAACTGACTGACCTTACCGTGGATGGAACGTCTAGCTGGTGGCTTAGTGGTAGACCCATACTCTGATTGCTCAGAGACGTGGTGTAACACCATTACACAAGCCTCAGTCTTACGTGCCATATCGTGCAACTCCATCATAATTGCACGTAGTCCTGACCACTCATTATCTGTCTCTGCTGCTACGTTCATTAGGTTATCTATGATGATAAGTTCCGGTGCGATTCCGTAGAGTTCTACGTACGCTCTTATCTCAAGTTCAAGATCATCTATTGAAGGTGATGAATCAAAGACCCATTTGATGTGGTCAATCTTCTGGAAGTGATGGTTGTAGTAATGACTGTCGCCAGCCAAGTTGTTCTCAACAGTAACCTGTGAGTGACCTGATGTATGAGAAGCTGCTCTCATCATCACGGTAGTTGTATCAGTATCGGCAGAGAAGAAAAGTGTAGGCACTTGTGCTTTGATTGCATAGATCAATGCGAACATTGACTTACCAGCATTAGGTGCTGCTGCAACCATACATACTTGCCCACGCCTGAACTTAATCTGCTTGGCAGCTAAGCCAGTCCATACGTCAGGTAGTGGTGTTGCCTTGGTAAGCACACCACCCCACGCACGGGACAGATTAAGCAACGTCATCCTCCTGATTTACTTTGATACCGCGTTCACGTCTTATTCGTTGACGGTCTCTTGGTGTTAGACCGCCCCAGATGCCGTGAGTCTCAAACTTGATACCCCACTCAGCGCATTCCCTTCTATGGGGACAGCGATTACAGATGCTCTTAGCAAAAAGAGAATCTACTGTGGATGCACCAGGTACACCTGATTCATTATCTGGAAACCAAAAGTCTCCACCTACTGTTGCACAACTAGGAGCTTCGTAAAACCTCGGCTCCCGCATTTGTTATTTAACCCAGATGGTATCGCACTTGTCTGTTGCACCCTTTGGTGCAGCACACATATAGCCCTTCCAAGGTCCCTTGCTTGATGTTCCTTCACGAAATGCCATCACACCGTGACGACAGGAGTTGCCTCCACCTGTTGGTGCTGGTGCTGGTGTTGCATTAAATGCCTGAGCAACTGCTGCAACTGTTGGTGCTGGTTGTCCACCTGTGAACTCTGCACCTGTTGCTTTAATCAAAGTTGAAACCATACCTAGGTCGTTAAGACCTGTCTCTAGTTCCTGAACGTTTGCTGCGTAAAGATTGATGAGTGTTCCATCTGACAACTTGTAGTTGATCTGAAACTTTGTACCTTCTGTAGCCATTTACTTACCTCCGATTTGCTTTATAGATAGTCGCTGGCTTTCAGCTCCTACCTTCTTAGGGACAAACCCTAATAGTTTTTCTACCTCGCTACTGTCAACTGACTCACGTCCTTTAACAGTTGTCCAACTTACTTCGATACCTGAATTAGTAGTGCCTAGTAATCCTTCAAAGGATGTCTTCAAAGAATCCTGATGCTTTTCTAACTCTTTAATCTGTGCTGCTAACTGTAAGTACAACAGTGCATTCCTGTCAACATCAAAATCATCAATGATGACATCACTGACTGGTGTAAGTTCTTTTTTTATACCAACGCATCCCATCTGCCCACTTGCGTCATAATACTTGCAATAGAACTGACAGTAACTTGAGTCGCGTTCAGGTGCAGGTGCCTCTGCTGCCTCCTTGACAGCCGCTAGCCAACCGAGTGCCTCGATAGCAATGGACTCATCGTAGTCTTCGGTGTGAACCTTGACATCTCTTTCGTCCCCGTCCCTGGCAATTGCCACCAGTGACACTCGGTTGACCGCATAGCCGTTCTTAGCTAGGAGGTAGCCGTATAGCTGCACCTGCCACCGTTGTTGCTTTGATGGAAAGTATCCAAGGTTCTTAATCTTAGATGTCTTCCAGTCAATCACATCACCGGTACCTGGTACGAAACAGTCAATGTGTGCTTTCATCCCGTTGTATTCAACTTCTGTTTCAATCAGCACATCTGGATTATCTACTAACGCTCTTTCAATCTCTGCGTGAATAGCAGTACCCATAATTGCAGCAAGTTTTAATTCGTTGTCATTAGTTTCAGGTTGGTTGTTGAGTCGGTACCACACCTTGCGTCGGCAACCGCCTACCTCTGATGGACCAATCTGTACCTGCGTAGAGCGCGAACGCTTAGCATCACCTGCACGTAGTGCAGTCAGTAGTAAATCTTTAGGATCTGTTACTGACATCTTGTGTGATTCCAGAATAGAATGATGAACAAAATAATTCCCCAGTAAATAAGCCACTCACCCATTCTTCACCTGATTCAGTAGCAGTTTCATATCTTCTTCAGATGCTTTGACAACAGATGAAACTCCATCTTCAAAGCCTGTTTCATACGCCTCTTTCAAAGCGTAATCAAGAGTCTTGTGCATCTAATTTTCCTAACAACCAAGCATCAAGATCTGACATACGATAACGATACCCATTACTCAACTTAACTCGTGGAATGCCAGCATCAGGTCCCTTTTGATATAAGAAACTTAAACTTACAGATAGATATTCTGCTGCTTCTTCTGTCTTTATCCAACGTTCTTTTTGTGTACTCATTACTTCCTCCTATAGTCGTTCTTGGACTACCAACTGTATAGGCTTACCCGTATTAGCGTCAAGCATTGATGCAATCTCTACGGCTTTCTTGGCGTGTCGCTTGGCGTAGGCTAACTCCATATCAGGTTTGCGAACTGAATACAGGTAGCCAAGAGCGAGCTGCCCACCAGAACCAATGCCGTACGTTCCGTGATCTGCTTGGAAAAAAGAGAGATCACAAGCAATACGGAAGATATTGCCGTTAAAAGCAATGAGATAATCGAAGCCACCATCTTTGTCCACCTTGTTCCACTCGTAGTTATTATCTGTAAAGGTACTCATAATGCTTGGGATTACTTTGCGTCCCATAAATTGTGCTGGTTCCTCGCCACGATAGAGTGGCGGTTTCCAGTTATATGAAAGGATATCACCTGGTCTGGTGTCACCTGAGACACCGATGATGAACTTACCCACCTCAACTATCTTGGGCGTACTCGTTGCTAAGGTCACGAGATTGTCCTCAGTTATCTGAGAGTCAGCTACGAAGACCGCGTAATCAATACCTTCAACAGCTGCGATGGTTGTCATACCTGAGATTCTAACACACCTACGGCGTGTCGTACCTGAGACACGCTACCTGATGTGTACAATATGAGCGATAGCGAATTTACAGTGGCCCCTTACGGGGCCGAGGCCGTAAGGCCGAGAGGCGACTGACCACAGGAAGGAGCCGTGCCGAGCATATGGTACTCCGTCTACCAATCCTGTCAAAAATCTGGGAGCGACTAAGCTCTCTCAGTACCCTTCCAGAGGTCACTGGAGCCGATTTAAGAGGCTTAGGACCAGTCCACGTATGTTCCTGTGGCTCCCAGGTATTTAATGTTATGTGCTCCTTTGAAGACTATGAACTGGTCTGGTATTTCCTTGATGCTACCTGTGTCAACTGTGGAAACCTGGTAGTAGTTCCCTGCCCTGCCGACAAAATGGCATAAAAAAAGAAGGCCGGTCCCCGAAGGGACCGACCTCTTTGCCTCGCGCTGATGGGTTACTTAGACCCACGTCCGAACTCTGCAGCTTTTGGATCTAATGCCTTAAGCAATGGACCTGCAATAGCAGCGATACCTGCTGTTGCTAAAGCCTTTGGATCTGTTACGCCTGCAAGATATAAAGCAATTACTGATGCAATACCAGCACGTAGGTACGTAGCTGCCATTGCCTTTAACTTGTTCTTATCCATTGTTACTCCTTTGGACTTGTTGGTTCTTTCTTCTTAGGTAAAGGCTTAACTGCTGCCTTGACCTTTGCGACAACCTTTGGTGTACCCAGCCAAGGGAACCAAGGTGAGGTGTCGTCTCCACATCCTTGTTTGATGGAGATGTGAAGATGTTTTGTGTGTGGGTTTGGTCCCTTATACACACGCAGTCCCTTTTGCTTTGACCAAATCTTTCCCTTAAATATCAGGTAGTCAACTCGTGGGTCTGCTTGTAGTTTGTCAAAGATATCGTTGCAGTTAATACCAGCTATGGGATCGTGGGTTAAATCAACTGCAAAGCCTGTGTTGTGGTCAGAGTTGGGATTCTGATGGATATGCGCTTTGGACGGTAGGAGTCCATCGGATGCTTTCATACGCAATGGAACTATCGCTGTGGCCTGGCGCAGGACAGCAATGGCTGCAGGCGTGGCTTTCCTTGCAAGTGGCTTCATCGTTACTCATTTCTCTGCTATCAACTTAAACAGGTCGTCTACTCTTTTTTCTAATCTGTCCAAGGAGTCACGCAAACTGGTTCCTGAATTGGGCTTAAGTTCATTAAGGTAATGCTTTACTAGCCAACGCATTGCTGTAAACAAAGCTCCTAGTATTGTGGTTACTGCAACTGTAAGGGTTGCGTAATCAGATGCGCTCATTGATCGTAGTCTCCTTAGACTGAACGTATAGTGACCAACAAAGTTCCACCGTATCCGGAGAATCTCTTATCTGTTGGCGTGCGGTTGATGAAGTCCATCT